TGCACGGACAATAGTGAAAGAATCACCCCAGTCGTTACCGGGGTACGGAGCGAGGTTCACGATACGCATCTGAGCGCTGTTACCCGCGCCAACCAGTGTGGTTGACAGAGTACATTGCGACAGACCCGTGGTTGTGGAACCAGCGGTAGTGGCAGTCAAATCGGCTTCGTCGCCGATAGAGGTTTGAGCCAGTGAGCCGTCAGCCTGAATTTCATACACGATGTTTGGGTCAGCGTAGAAATAAGCAGTGCATGAACCAGTCTGGTATGCCGTAGAGGCAGGCCAGTTGTTGGACACACGATGACGACCTGTGGTGTCAGTAAACTCGACGCCAGCGAAGGCACCAACAAAGGCGTCTCCAGCAGCAGCGGGTTGAATGACTCCGCCAGTCACATACTTGACTGGTTGGCCTTTAAGGATTGCCGACCCGAAGGTCGAAGTAATACCGTCAGCCAGCGCCGTGGCGCGATCCAGACCGGAGGGGTGGAACGCAGGGCGCAGGCCAAACGGAGCGTTTGTTGCAGACATAGTCTAGCTCCTTTAAAAATTAGCCCTCGAAAACGGGGGCACGATTTGGTTGCTGTTGATCGAATCTGTCCATTCCAGCTTCCATCTGCACCAAACGGCGACCAGAGCTGTCTTTTGCACCTGAGCTTTCCGCTTGAGTGCGGATACGCTCCACCTCGTCACGGGGAGCCTCATAGTGCATCTGCGTCATGACTTCTTGGTAGACGTCCATCGGCAGTTTAAATAACAACATCTCGTTGCACGCAATGTGCCCAACATGCTCACCAGCTTTAACTCGATAACTGTCGAATCCGGGTAACTCATCTGCCGTCACAGGTACATACCCGAGTCGCATTCTCTTGTCGATAGTGTCGTAAGCGTTGGTTGTAGAAAGCCAGCACAAGTGCCATCCCGCAAGTGCGGGAGTCTTGGGCAGAGCCGATTGCGTCCACTCGTCGCTCCACATCTTTCGACGTTCCTGCGCACTCATGAACTTGTCTTCAGGTGGTCGACGGCTTGCGTCCTCGCTTGCGCGATCATTGCGGCCACCGGCCTGAAGGGATTTTTTTAAACGACTATCAGTCATAACTTAACTCCTGTAACCTTGGGTTTGTCTTGCTTCGGAAGCGTAACGCTTGATCATCTTGTTGCGTTTTTCTGAGTCATCCCAGAAACCCGCATCCTTCATCGCCCGAACTTGTTCAGGTGACAAAGTGAAGGTGTTCTTTCCACCTGCCCGTGAGGCTGATTCGCGTCCAGATCCGGTCACAATTCCCCTTGGCTTACTACGTTGGTTAGGACTTTCGTCGGTATTTGCATTGTATCTGTGAGATACATATCGTTGCAAGCGATTGTCAAGCTCTTCCCAATAATCTTTGGTATTGGGGTCCCAGCCCTCGGCTGTCAGAGTTTCGTCAACCTGCTTGGCAATGCGGCTGTCAATGTCCTTGCCGTCAGGCTTGTACCAAGAATTGCGCTCCATCCAGTCTGCGGCATTACGCTGCAAACGGGGGTCGGGGATGCTTGACTCCTGACGGGGCTGGGTGGCGTTCTTCTTCAGGTTACGCAGGGATTCGGCCTGTTGACGGGCCTCCATCCACATCTCCTGAGCCTTGGTCATGGCAGCGCCGTCACGGGACTCAGAAGCCTCGCTCAACTTCATCTTGGCGTAGTTGATGCGCAGCTCAGAGTCCTCAATCGCCTTGTCAATCCGAGCCAAGTCAGCAGAATGGGTCTTGCGCTCCACCACAGACAGGCGTGAGATCAGATCTTGATTCTGGCGTTCAAGCATTTGGAGCTTGATCTCTTTTTCGGCATTTGTCTGGCGGACAAGTTGCTTCTTGGTGCGGCGGCGGTCGCGCTTTACGGCACGCAGGGCATCGTTGTCATCGGGATGGTCATCATCGCCGTCAGTTTCCCCGCCTTCGGCCATCTTTGGCTCGTCGCGGTCTTCATCATCATCGCTGTCGTTGGACTGCGGGTTCGGGATGCTGTCAGGAAGGGCAACAGACGCAGAACCGTCTACCGCCTCCTTGACTTCGATTTGTTCGTCTTGTGTTTCTTTGGTCATGATTTACCTCAAATAAAAGAACGCATCTCAAGGGGACTGCATGTCACCTTGGCGATGATTTCGTGGTCATTCAGGATCATGAAAAGTGCAGGGTCCTCAAGGACATCCTCTTCAGGCACTTTCACTTCCCAGCGGTCACCGCCCCACTTAGGGACACGGATGTAGTCGCCAGCAACAACCCAAGAGCCTTCAGGCCAACTCTCCATGCTGTCGCGGTTCTTGAATGCAAGTGGACCAATGGCGATGACTTTTGCCACCATGTTGTTCCACTTTTCTGCTTCCTTGGTCTCTTCAACCAAGATAATCCCAGACCCAGTCGTTTTCTTTTTGGTACGGCGAAGTTGCACAAGTATCCGCCCACCTAGAGGTTTTGCGCCGGGTTCTACGCTCGGGAAAGCCCAAGCAATGTCAGCGTCGTTAAACGCTTCCGGTTCATTCATCATCATTGTCTTCTTTCAGAAGTTGATTCAATATTTGCATGGACTCAGCGAGTCCTGCGTAATGACCGACCATGCGCTGATATGTCTCCCATGAAGCAGCATTTCCATCCGCTAGGGACAAGCGTATTTCAGCTTGACGAGACTCTACCGCACCGATCAGATCAGAGAGGGTTTTCATTTTTTCTTCTGGCTCAGTGCGCCTCCTTTGGGTTGGGTTGGCTTGGCGTTGCCGCCTTGCGTCTTCAAGGATGAGCCGTCAAGTTTCTCGCCAGCGGCAATACGCTTGTGCATGGGCACACCTTCATTGTGGTAAGGGTTGGTAGCCATCAATATTCTCCAAGTTTGCGTTGTACCTCTTGCTGGAGGCGGATTGCAGTTTCAAACTGCTCGGTTTGCAACTCCTGATCCTTCTGGGTCAGGCGTGCAGTCTCGATGCGCTCTTTCGTGAGGTTGTCCACGGAGTTGAGCGCGATTTCAAGTTGCTCTTTGCGTTCGGCTTCGGTAGCGTCTTGCTGCATCTGCTGGATCTTGATTTGTGCATCTTGAGCATCCTTCTTGGCCCTACGCTCTGTCTCAGCCATGGATGTCTCGCGCAGCACCATCGCTTCGGGCGGCATCTCTGGCTTGGGTGACAGTTGCTGCATGGACTGCATAAGCTGCTGCACCAATGGGACGATCTGGTTAAACGCCTTCTCGCTGTCCATCTTGACATGCTGAGAGGCCAACGCAAAGACCTTGTCGATCTCTGCGGTCAGCGCCCTGTTCTCGTACTCTTCCTCGGTCAGCACCTTGTCGCCACGAGACTTGGTCACATACCCGTTCATGCGGTTCAAGTACCACATCACCATGTGCTGCTTGATGTGCTCCAGTGAGCGCGGCAAGTAGAACGAAGCCATGATGGGGTTGGAGCCAAAGACAGGGTTCAGCGCAAAGTCCAGATGGCTCTGAATGTGAGCCAAGTGGTCTTGGTGGATGTACGCAAAGCCGCTCTGACCCAAAGCCATGGCGACATTCTCATCCGCTGGCGTGCGCTCTTCAGGGGCTGGAGTGTCCTTGAGTAGCTCGTTGATGCCCGGAATCTTCAACTGCTTGAGCAGGCGCTGCTCCACAGCCTGACGGTTGTACAGGTCTGGAGCCTTGTCAGCACGAGCCAGCACAGCCTGCATCTGAGCCATACGCTGGGTCTCAGAGAAGATGTGGGGGTCAGACACTGGTACCACATCGGTGTTGCGCTTAAAGTCCTCTGAGGTGATCTCCAAGTCCTCAACGATCTCACCCTTGCGCTGGTCATCCAAGTACCAACGATTCAAGCGGCCAAGGATCTTGAGCACACGGGCCTGAGAGTCATGCAGACGGGCATGGATGGCCGAGAACACGGCAGCACCCTGCTCAATCAGCGCCTGAGTCGTGCCAACAGGGGTGTTGGAGTTGACATCAGCAATCTTCTCTTCTGCGGTGGTGACCACGCCACGGGCGGCTTTGTCAAGGTAGCCCACCAACTGGAACAGGACTGGCGATGGTGGGTTGAACGGCATCGGCATGGCGATCTTGCGGATGTCGTCCACGCCGGGTGCCCCTTCAACCTCAACGATCTGGGTGACATCAACCTGCTGGCTCTGGCCGCTGATCTTGGCTCCCTTGAGCTTGAGCATGGTGGCAGCGTTGTTGATGTGTGCGCTGTCCAGCAAAGCGCGGATGCCGCCAGTCAGGGCAGCGGACAGGCCACCAATCAGGTGAGGCAGGCCGATGGCATAGGCGCCCCGCCATGGGATGAACTTAAACTCCACAACCCAATCCAGCTTGGTCATGGTGTCGTCGCCGTCTTCCCAATTGCGGTACAGGCCAACAACCTCGTTGTCCAGCTCGTCGATCATCATGATGTACGGGGCTGACTCGCCTCCAGACTGGCCGTCATCGTCCAGCTCTAAGTGGCAGTAGACATGATAGACCGTGCGCTCACCGTCATCGTTGTCCTGCCACTTCTTGCCCTCAATCTTGTCGTTGGCCTTCTCAGCCGCAGACTGCTCGGGCTGCATGGTTGCGCGAATCAGGCTGATGTCGCGGTACAGACCAGTGCTGATGCGGCGCTTGAACTCCCACTCAGTGATGACATGGACCTCAGTCGCACGCTGGGCGGTGTAGAAGTTGGTGGCCGAGAACGGCACGATCACTCGGTCAATCGGCAAGAACTCAGCGCATGGGCGTTTCTTCTGCTCGTCGTACCAGAGCTTCATGTACTGAGAGCCGCCCAGTGGTAGCTGGGTCAGAAGCTGCTCCTGCTCATCGCGGAACTCTTCAATCTGCTCGGTAAGCTGCCAGTTCATGTAGTCGCGCTTGCGCTCGGCTCGGGCAGTCTTCTCTTCGTCAACCTGACCAATGATCTTGGTCTTGACGGGACCGTCTGGCGGGAACATCTCTTTAATGGCGCGGGAGGCAAAGTCCACGCAGGCCTCGGCCATGACAGGGTGGACTACCTTGGAGGCACCAGCAAAGGTCGCACCGCCGGGAGCGTCCTTGCCAAGACCCGTGCGCTTGAGGCCTTCCTCATACTGCTTGTCGCGCTCTTCACGAGCTTGCTTGTCCTTTTCGATCAAGTCGACGTAGCGCATGGCAAGGCTGTCAAGCTCACTGGGGTCGATGATCTCAGCAAGGTTCTGGTAGAACTCTTCGTCCTCCTGTGGACCTTGGGTGTCCATCTTGACCACCACAGAGCCGTCAGGCAGCTCTTCAATCTCAGAGTCGTCATCAGGCAGGTCAAACTCTAACTGCTCCTCCTGAGACTCTTGTGGTTCGTCGGCTATGCCTTGGACAAAGCGTCCATAGTCGGGTTCAATTGGGAACTCTGTAGCCATGAATCAATTCCTCTGCATCAGTTCCAGAAGCATAGCATCTGGGTTTTCGGTGAAATTTACCGGATTTTGAACCTGTTGTTCATCATTGGTGCGTAAGCCCTCGGGGGCTATTGTCGCTGTTCCTGTGCCTGCTGTACCAGCCCCGACAGGAATGCCGATCTGCTGGTACAGGGGCTGGCCCTTGGTGTTGATGTCTTCGCGCATCTGAGGGGTTACCTCAAAGGAGTGAACCTGCTTTGCTTCAGAGGGGTAAACAATTTCGCCCGAGGGCCGACCGTTAAAGTTGTAGGTTGTTTGCTTAGTTTCTGGATTTAGCTGGATGCCAATTTCATCGACCTTCACCCCGTACTGCTTGCCCAGCTTGTTAAGGTAGTCGGGCAGCATCTTGTCGTAGAAACCCTTCATGCCCTTGTCGCCAATTTTCAGATCAAGGCCACTCAAAGCACCGCTAGTTTCTTGGTCACGCAGAATTTTTTCCGCAACTTCTTTTCCAAGTTGGTTTTCTAATTCGCCTTGGCTAACCGTTTTTGGTGCAGTCAACGTCATCCCGTCTTTTTCTGGCGTAAATGTAATTTTTCCTTGAGGATTTTTTTCCCAAATAACCGTATCTACATACTTGCTGAGGTCGTATCGGTCAGCCTGCTCTGCGCCTTTTGTCAGGGCAACCGTGTCGTAGCCACCCTCAGCAGCCTCTTGCATTACCCTGCGCAGAGCCAGCTCTTGCCAATCTTTCTTGAACGGGGCATCGGGCAGTTTTTCTTGCTGGGATCTATTAAACAACTGGCGCTCTTGTGCATCTAAGTCGCTAACCCCTCGTCGGTGAGAATCTACCATTTTTGTGATGTCACTAAATCGGGCTTCTTTAATATAGACTGGCGCTCCATTTTCAGTAACAACATTGATAAGGTCGTCCCCCGCAAGTTCGGGCAAATCAAGGTCACGGTTTACTGAATTTTTACCTTCGATCCATTTAATCCCAGCATCGCCTTGCTGCGCAATTAAGTCGGACACCTTCATTTGCTGCCCGTTTATGTCGCCAAACCTTGATTTGTATTCCTCTTTGTAGCCTTTGTCACGGCCAGCTTGATGCCAGTCAGATTGGATCTCCTCAACGTGCAGGATCTTCTCGCCGTTGGGACCAGTGCGATCACTAACTCGGATGCTTGCCAGAATGTTTGGCTCACCACCAAAGTGCGCAGGGGTGCCGAGAAAGCCTTCACCCTTAGCGGCTGGCGCTTTCAGCAAGATCTCGCGGTAGTTCTCACCGCCGGGTATCGTGTACTTCTCGTGGTAGGGGCTGGGCCTGCCAATCCCATGATTGATCGAACCATCATCAATCAAAGATCGACGGGCTTCCTCTCGAAGCTCTTCCAAATTGTTTCTTATGTTAGACAAGTAGTTTTCTTCAGCCAACGCATCAATGTCGTCACCACGTTCGCCATAGTAACGAGCGTTCTCAACAGCTTTGTCGTAAGCCAGCTTGTCGGCCAAAGCATCAATTTCCTTTTGGCTTGGGTTGCCAAACACCTTCTCTTCAATCTTGACAGGAGGACGAGCCTCAAGCTCCTTGATGAACTGCTCCTTGGTCATCTTAGGCATGGCTTCAATCTCAGCCAGCTTGCGCCCCTTGAGTTCAGTCGCCTTAATGCCGGGAGCGGCCTTAACCTCGGCCATGAACTCCTTGCCAGTACCCGCTGGTCGCTTGAGGTTTTGCGCAGTCTTGTCAACAGCGGAGAAGAAGCCCTTTGCCAGCCCCTTGACCAGTCCACCACCAGCCAGCTCAAGCTGCATGACGTCTGGGTTGTCGGAAAACTGGACGGAGCCACCTTCTTTGTACCCACCACTGCGGCTCATGTACTCCATGATGCTTTTGTGATCTTTGGGGTTAAAGTGCCCCTGCTTCAGCCCTTCTTTGTAACGCATGACATTGTCAACCACACGTTGATTGATTGGCTGAGAAATTCCGCTGCCACGCTTCTCAATCGTGTTGACTATCATGGTTCTAAGCTGGTTCGGCGTTAGATTCTGATACTTGGGTTGACTGAGGAATGTAGTCTCCATGTATTGATACAAGTCAGGCATCATCAGCTCAAGCGGCATGCTTGGCATACTTCCAGCATACTTTCCTGCATTGGCCGAGTCGTATGACTGGTGCGTTGATGGCCTGATGTCAGCGTATGGGCTGGTTTCAATCATTGTGTTGCCAACAAACCCCTTTGGCAAACCCTCTAAGGTTGGGTCATGAATTGCCCCGTAGACATCTTCAATGTTAAAGCCAAGCATCTTTTGATACTCAGACTTTGACATGCGGTTCATCAAGCCCTTGCGGAGATCTCCAGCACTAAACCCATCGCCGCCTTCTCGTAGTTGCTTTAAGAACTCAGGAGAGCCAACCTGCGCAGCGTTCTTAAACTTGCCGCGCTCCTCTTCAAAAACAAACGAACGCAAGTCGTCAGTGATTCTGTTGACTTCTTTTTTGTTGGGGCTTGCCTGCTGAAATATGTCCATGACGATGTCTGTTGGCATCGTGGAATAGTTTGAGCCTGTGACGTCCATGGTGCTTGGCATCGTGAACACGCGACCTGTGCCTTGGTCAAACATATTGGCGAAGTACGCATCATTCACACGATCTTGCATGCGTTCAGCAATCTGCCTGCCCGAAGCTCCACCTACATTTGCCTGAATGTTGGCAATGTCTCTGGCAAAGTCTTGACCGCCCTCGGTGGTGATTTGGTTTGACAGTGGGATGTCTGAGACTTCCAATACCTTTTCGCCCCGACTGGTCGAGTCCCATGGGTTGGACATGACGCTTGAGCCTTGCTCGGTTTCAATGTTGAAGTCAGTCTTTGGAGCTAGGTTGCCAACAGATTGAGTTTTAAATCTTGACCCCACGGTTGGGTCAGGCTTCTGCGGGGTGTGGGGCAAATAAGCATACGAGCGTGATCCTTGCGCCATGTCCCTCATGATGTCAGCGCCAGCCCCGCCGCGCTCCATGATCTTGGGGACGTACTTCTCAGCCATGCGCTCACCAGCACGACCAGCGGCCATGGCTCCTTTGACGCCAGTCTTAACCGCGCCTTTGCCCAATGCGCCCACGCCCGTGGCCGTCCCAACCAGATCGGCGGTGTCGATGATTCTGGGGTCAAGGCGGAAGGTGCCGATGCCGCCAGTAGCGGCGTTACCGCCTCGTATCAATGCGCCCATGCCGTTGTAGGACACATCTTCTAGCAGGGAGGCGGCTCCGGGCAGACTAAGCAGCTCATCAACGCTAGTGCCGCCCAGAAGCGGGACACTGGGGCTGACCTCGTACTGGCTTGCAAACTCCTGCGCCTTGCGCACGGCATTGGCAATTGGGCCAGTGATTCGACTTTGCGGGGTAGGGCGAATCTCGCCACTGCCGTACATCATGTCGGCCAGTTTATTGCCGGTGGTCTTCTTTGTGGGCATCGTCAAGCCTCGGTATTGATTCTCTTTGATTATGCCTTCGGGGGTTTGTCAAGTCCAGCCTTGGGCAATCCTTACACAGCTTCAAGGCTTGGCACACGCCCAGCACCTTACATCGCGTATGGGTTCTCTTTGGCGCGGTGCTCCCATCCTGCGTCAATAACATCGTCTTCGTCATAAGTATCTGGTGGTGGCGGATCAATGTTCAGCCAGCCAGCGTCCCTGAGATACCGCAGGGCCTGCGAGGTGGCGTCCACATAGTCGTCGTGGGTCGTCTCAGGGAAGGAGCAGATCTGGCTCACCATGCCCTCAGCCCAGTCCCTGACAAACCCCTTACGGTTGCTCGACTCGGGTATCCAGACACGGCCAGCCTTAATGATGTTTGCCACGATGGACAGCCGCTGCACCTTGTCAGCCTTGCCCGGATTGTAGGAGCGCACGAATATGTGGGCACGCTGCAAGTCTTGGATCAGGGAGATCCCAGCGGCCTTGTCCTCCACCAGCACCAGATCCACCCGTCTGGCGTCCTTGCCCTCGCCATAGACCGTCTCGTACTCCTCAAGCACCTTCTCCTTCATGTCAGGGTACTGGAGCCTGTCCTGCCATGCGTCAATGACCAGCACGGACATCCCACCGTCCTGAGGCTTGAACACCCCGAAGGTGATCTGGGCTGTCGGGTCGTTCTGGGCCTTCTCGGTGTAGGCGCAGTCGTAGGACTGAAGGATGTACTCCAGCTTGGGCAGGGGCTTGTCAGCAGGCCAGAGCTTGAACCAGTCCCGCTTGACGATGCCGCCTTGCTCAGGGTCAAGGATCTCAGCGTAAATCTCCTGCTGCCCCAACTTGGTGCCCTCGTACTGGAGGATCTGCTTGCGAAAGCTGTCTGACAGGTTGTCAATGTTGGCGTAGGTCGAGGCGGTCGTCAGGTAGACATCTTCGCCCTCCTTGCCCACCAACTCGACAATCAAGTCCTTGGGTCTTGGGGTCGTGGTGCAGATCATGCGGGTCTTCCAGTCGGCGTCCACCTTCAGGCGCATACCGAACATGATCTGATCCCACGCTTCTTGCAGGTAGTCCCATGCGGCCAACTCGTCTGCCCAGCCACCATGGAACTGTGGCCCCCTGAACCGCTCAGGCTCTGATGCGGGTATACCCTTAATCAGACTGCCGTTGACCAGCTTCAACTCGTGCATCTGCTTGTTGTAGTCAGCGATCAGGATCTTGGGGATCACGGCCAGCAGGCCTGAGTCACCCTCAAAGCAGGTAGCTCGGACATCAGCGCTTGTTGGGGCGGATACCAGCCAGCGGGTGCCGGGGTGCTCCCATGCCCACCACCAGATCTGTTCGGCGGCGGTGCGGGTCTTTCCAGCCCCTCGTCCAGCCAGCAGCAGCCAGATCGACCACCAGTCCCCATGGGGCAGGATTTGGTGGTTGTGAGCTTCTGTGAGCCATTTAGCCCTCTTGGCGAAGGCCATCTTGTGGGCGTCAGGCGCATTGCTCAGAGCCTGCAAGACCTCGGGGTCCTGCAAGGTTGTCAGCAGGTCACTCCTCATTGGCCGTCTGGCGCTTGAGTTCTAGGTTCTTCACGGCTGCGGCCAAGATGGTCATGGCATCGTTCTGGATCTCCAGCGGGTTTTCAGAGTCACCAGCATGGACAAGGCGGTCGCCGTACTTCTTGGGCTTGAGCTTCATGGCCGTCCACTTACGGGCGTCCATCCTGTTCTTTTGCCACTGAAGGAAGGCATGGTCCAGCTTGTGCTCAATGAGAGCGCCAGTCTTCTTGTCGATCACGGCGATGATCTCAGGCTGCTCGTCAGCAATGGCGATGATCTCGTCAGCCAAAGTGTCAGCCTGATCTTCCCGTGCGCGAGTGTAGTGGTTGGCAAACTCAGGGTCGCGCAGCAACCAATCGTAGACCACAGTCCTGTCTGGCATCCCTTCGGTTTTGATTATCTCCCTTAGGCTTTCTCCCTCTGCTATGCGAGAACAGATGATGTCTCCTAGCTCCTTGGTGTACAGCGTAGGTCTGCCCACCTTTTTTTCTTTTGCGGGGATTTGTTCGGGTTTACCCTTGGTCGTCTGTTTATCGACGATTTGAGCGCTTGATGGCGTAGTAGAGGTGTCTACCATCACCGACAGGGTTTCAGTGGCCTGTGAGGCCGTTTTGGTGCTTTTGCGTGGCATCTCGTACTTTCAGAGACATATGGATGCCTGAAGTTTACCCTGATGTTCAAGAAACGCGCAAATGGGGTGTTGGTGGCCGGTACTGATCCCCGGCTTTCGGACTCATTACTCCCGCAGCAACTTCCGATACTCGCTGGGTTTCTTTTGCTGCGCATCAGCCTGCGCGTTCACCAACACGGCTGGGGATTGGTGGCCTACTCCAAGAACCCCCAGAGTCAATCCCCATGCGTGTTGATCCCCGATTTCTCGGGGCTTAAACTTTAAGTTCAAGCATCTTGCTTTTCTTGCTGCCCTTTGAGCATAGTCAGGATCTCGGCCATGGTCAAGTGGGGGTGGCGCTCAATCTGCTCCAGCACGTAGGCGTAGCCAGCGTTGAACCCCTCTATGTACTCACTCATGATGGTCTCGGTCATGTGTTTTTCTGCCTTAGCTTGGCTTCTGCCCATTCAACAGCAAGCTCCCAAACTACCGCATCGTTTGATAAGGGTGGCTTGCTTGCATCAATCTCCTCATCCGTCAGCCCTACCCACGGTTTCTTGTAGACCTGTGTGTCATCGTCTTCTTCGGTCATGCTTGTCCCCTTGCTCGGATGACGTTTGAATCACTTGCCAATGAATACGAATCATGTAACTGTCGCAATACCGCACAGAACTTCTCACGCTCATCAGCACGGACAAGGGCGGCAAAGCGTCTAGCAGCGTCTGCCCAATCTGGGTGATTGACGGGTAGCTTTGCCTCCAGCGCCATGCGGATGATGTCTTCTTGTGTCATGTGGAAGCCTCAAGAAGTTTGTTGAAGGAAATGGGAGCAAGTTTTGCGTCACGTAAATTACCGTTCAGCGCTGGACGCAGGATGTGGATGTACAACGATTCAAGAGTGTCAAGAATTTTTTTCTTGCAGGGTATAAACGCAAAGCTGTCAAACACTTTGTCGTTATGACTTGCAATCCTTGCATACACGTTGACTGATTGTCCAACATAGACAACCTTGTCGTTGTCAATTAAAAAATAAACTCCTGTTGCCAACTCCCAAGTGTTGGCAGATTTTACAATTTGCTCTTCACTTAAAAATGCTTTGTTTGTCAAGGTCAACGCTGCGTTGTTAACCGCTTCAAGTTTTTTTAAACTGTCGAGCTTGTTTTTTAATGCTTTGATTTCGCACTTCAAAACGTCTCGTTGTTCAATGTCCGCAAGCCTTTGAGCATTGCGCTCTCGTATATTTTTTTGCCTCGTGGCTACCGACTTGGCAGCAATGACTTTGCGCTCTTCTGGTGTTTTGTTTTTCATCAAGTTCATATCAAAAGACTCCAAACCCAAGCGCCTGTGGCAAAAATTATTGCAACGACCACAGCTACTCCAAACAGAACAAAGCCGACTGCGATGCTGCCGATCACTTGCCATGTTTCAGGCACTGGCTCGGCTTCCTCAACAAGTCGATGGGTTGTGTTCCTTGTGCCACCACTGCCAACAGGAAGTTGGTTTGGCTCTGGCAACTCAGAGGCTGTGAAATGGCAATGCCAGATGCACTGAGGCTTGTGTGGGCAGATGGTACGGCCTGTGTCGCACATCCTGTTCATGATGGCTCCTTCACTTCTTCTACTGCCAGATACGCCTTCAGCCGCTTGATGCGCTGCTTCTGGCAAGTGACCATAGCCTGCGCATACTCCACGCCAGCCTCTGCCTTCAGCAGATCATGCTCTGCGTGAAGTAGTTCGTGTGTTGCGGCCTGCGCTGGCGTTATGGTTTTTACCATTGTCTTTAGTTCTGCCCACATATATCTAAACATCACAGCCTCACTTCACTAGAACGTCAAAGAAAACCAGCATCAGGATCACTCCTAAGCCAACCAGAACGACAGCGCCCAATACGCTGATCAACAATGATCTGGCTTGATCATGGTTTTGCTGAGTAAAGTAGGTCTGTTTCATTTTTCCTCCGAGTACTCAACAGCCAGAAGTTTGCTGATGCGCTCATTGATCTCATCAACGGACTTCTGAAAGTCAGCCATGACTTTTTGCTTCTGCTTCTCCAGCGCAGCAATCTGCTGGGCGCGGGGGTCGTAGTCTTCAGGGACTTCAATCTCAACCTCCTGTTCGCCAACATAAGTGCGGTAGTCGGTGTCTTCCAGCTTGATGCTGAACAAATCAAACCTGCCCTCAGTCTCCCAAGAGTGTTTGACAAAGTGAATGTGTGCAGTGATTTGGATTTTCATGATGATCTCCTGATTAACGGCTGGTGGTTTTGACAGAGAAGACGGCGGTGACCTTGGTGTTGTCAATGATCACATCCTCAGGGATGTTGCAGACCTTGGCAATTGCCTTCCAGTCGGTGACCTTGCGATTGGCTTCGATCACAGTGGCCTTGAACAGGTTGCCCTCAAACACGTTGCTTGCGCCAGCAATAGTGGCGGCGTCTTTGATAGATGCCTTGATGGCATCAGCCTTAACTTCCAACTCTGCAATCTGAGCCAAGATAAAACCCAGTTGATCAACTTGGGTCAGAGCGATGTCGTTTGCATTCATGATTTGCCTTTCAGTTACACAGCGTCTTTGCTGTAGATGTATTTGAACACAAAATTCAAGGTTCCTAATGCATTTGTAAAAATAAATCTAGGTGCTTTCCCTAATCCTGCGAATCGTCACGTTCAGCGCTGCCAACTCGTTCATTTTCTTGATGTTCCACATCCTGCGTTGGCCGTGCAGCCCAAGGATGGGGCCACGGTGGCAGTCCACGCACAGAGCCACGCAGGTGTACTGCAAGCCCTGCTCGATGTGATGAGCCTCGCTCGGGCCAGCGGCGTCACAGACAGAGCACGGCAGGGACTTGACCGTGGCAAGGTACAGGCGCTCCTTGGCGTTCAGCTTGTTGTTCAAAGGGTGGCCTTGACGATATTTCGGCTGCTGGTCTCCTGAGACCGCCAGACCTCGATACGAGCCTGCGCGGCTATCAGCATCCACCGAAGCTGCTCACGCTGCTTTACGGCCTCCTGCAAGGCCAACAGGTGGTCTCTGTAGATCTGACTGGCATAGGCCTCCCTCTCCTGCATGGCGGCGGTCTTATGGCCGTTTAACTCAGCCTCCTTCATACCTTCGGCCTTGATCGTCTTGCGTAGCTCCTCCATGTACACCTTGTTTGCCTCAGCATGGGCGTACTCACCAGACTTGGCAATCATGTAATCAACGGCTGCTTGTGGGTCAATCAACTTTTCGCTCATGTGGTCTTCTCCAAAATAGGTCTCATCTTTTTTTGCTCGAACTCTCTCCTGATCAGCATGGTCGCCCTTTCCATATCCTTGATGGTGATCAAGTCCATCTGGGCATCGTGTAGCTCCATGATGTCGTTCAGGTGGCTCATCTCCTGAGCCTTCAGGGTAAAGCGGCTGGTCTCAGCGCCACGCAGACCGACACAGTGCAAAGCATCAAGCCCCTGCTGCACGATGTGGCCGTACTCCTCACCGAACCCCATCCGATACAACGCTTCAGTCACATTGACCATGCTGATCAGCACATCCATGTCCTTGCGGGTAGCCAGCCCTTGGGTCAGGCTGCTCATTGCGCCATGGTTTTTGATCTTCAAGTCGAGCAGGTAGCTGTCATGCCGACTCACTGGAACCATGCTCTCCAACACATAGGCCAGAGGATTCGCAAAAACTGGTTTTGGCCTGTAAGCGCTTCTTTTTTTCATGCTATTTATTTGAACAGAAAATTCAAGTCACATCAACATCAACAATCATTTTTCCCGGCTTCTTGCCGTGCTCACGAAAAATGACCAGCGGCTGGAACTGTTGGTCGTTAACGCCCAAAGCATCAGCCATGCCGTCCAGACCAGCCTTGGCAGCGGCAAGGCAGTTGTCGGCATCCCTGTGCCGCTTGTCAGGCGTTATGAAGGTCACCGTCAGCTTGATGTGCTTCTCGGTTGGCGTCCAGTTCTTGATCTGGCCCTTGGTCAACCAAGCGCTGTTGTCACGGTACAACGTCTTGGCTTTGTGCGTTACCGTCCAGTGCGTGCCCTTGGCCCTGTTGGGGAACAGGCAGGCTGGGGGGAAGTCAAGCTCTACTCTCATCGTGCAATGCGGCTTCTAATGGCCTCAGAGGCGTTTTTCAGGGCTGTGGCTACCTCACCCTCATCTTCTTGGGCTGCAAGCTCTGCAACGAGATCTGAGCAGGCCTCGTTGGTAATTTTGATGGCCTGCTTGGTGGTCTCAATTGCCACCTGCATGATCTCGGCCTTGCCCAACGCGAGAGCCTCATCAAACTCGGACTGGGTGAACATGGTGACATGACCACCACCAGACAGGATCTGTCGGGCCAGTTGGCTCAACTCTTTTTTCTCAGACATTTGCTTTCTCCTTGTTCATTCGGGTTCTCAGGTCATCAAGGGCTGGTCTGCCCCTGCGTTTTTCGATGTCATCGCAGACTGTTGTCCACCATGATCTGGCGGCTGCGTATCCGACTTCTCCAGTCTTCCTCTGGTACCTCGCAATCCACTCTCGGGCCTCGCAGTCTTTCAGGTGCTCTAAGGTCTCCAGTGACCCATAGGGATCGTCGAATGATGGACGAGCTAATGCAGACCCCCTCACGAACTGCATCAAGGTTTTTTTTGGCTTCTTCACGGGTCATGCCAGTTCCAAAGACAGTTGGCTAAGTCTTTTCTTTTGCAGCGCCTCGTACTCTAAATTGAGTTCACACCCAAGGTACTGTCGCCCAAGGTCTTGCGCTACCTGTGCTGTTGTTCCGCTACCCATAAACGGGTCAAGAACAATGCCGCCCACTGGTGCGCCAGCAAGAATGCAAGGCTCAATCAATTCTTCTGGGAATACGGCAAAGTGTGCGCCAGCGTAAGGCTTGGTGGTGACAGTCCAGACGCTGCGCTTGTTTGCGCCCTTAATTTCGTCGTATTCAACAATTACATTCTCTGGGTTATGCGGTACACCCCAATGCTCACGACTTCTAGTTTTTGAATCTCCAGAGCGTCTAACTCCAGCCTTCCCATTTGTTGTTTCTTTAATTTCTTCCCTGATAGATTCTCTGTCGTAGTGATACCTCTCTGACTTGCTCATTAAAAAAATGTACTCATGCGCCTTAGTGCATCGGTCTTGCACTGACTCAGGCATGGGGTTTGGCTTGTGCCAGATGATGTCTTGCCGCAGATACCAGCCATCGGCGCGGAGGGCAAAGGCCAGCATCCACGGAATACCGATCAGGTCTTTTTCCTTTAAGCCGTCAAGTTTTAAGCCTCGCTTATGGCAAACCTCGACCTCTGAAAATTTTTGGCTTGCAATTGATTGTTTGCCTTGGCGCTGGCCTTGGCCAGGCCGGTAGTTGTAATAGCTGTCCCCAATGTTCAGCCAAAGCGTCCCATCATCCTCCAGCACATCCCACACGCATCTGAATACCTCGACCATTGCCTTGATGTATTCCTCTGGTGTTTCCTCAAGGCCAATCTGCCCCTCATGGCCGTAGTCGCGCAGCCCGTAATAAGGAGGGCTGGTCACGCATGTCTGCGCCTTGATGCCCTGTTCTTTCCATTTCCGCATGGTCTCGCGGCAGTCTCCAAATTCAATCTTATTCATGGTCAACCTTTCTGGACATAATTCCTGCTTTCATTTCCTGCTTTAGCTCCTCCAGCTTGGCAAGAGCCTCCGACCTGACAATTTCGGCACGAACACGCTCGTACTGGGTCTGCTGCTTCTCAATCAAAACAACGGGCTTCATGGGGATGGCAGGGCCAGCCTTGCAGGCGTTCCTGAAGGCAATGGCCGAAGGCGGCATGTTTGGCGGTAGAAGAGCCAAAGCGTACTCAAGCGATGGCCTGTAAGTCAGGAAGCCGCCCAACTCCTTTTGCCAGACAGAGCGCACAAGCTCAGGCTCAACCTGCTCCCAATGACGGGTGAAGCTGGCACCGTAGGCAGCGCTCATGTAGCCAAAGATGTAGTCCAAGCCCTGCTCGGGTTCGCAGAAGTCAGTTTCCAAGTAGTTTGACATTTTTGCCACTCCCTAAAAGTCCACGAGTCAAGCCACTGATAACTTCAGCATTGCGGTCGCCCTGTGTTTTGAACGTACTTGATGGAACCTTCCCAGCCTCGTTTTGGGCTTTCGACAGCCAAGCATTCACAAACCGTGGAATGCCCGTAGAAGTTTTTTGCATGGTCGGGTTTGACATTGCCCAAACCCGCATCTTCTGTAACTCAGCCTGAACATCAACAGCAGGGTAGGCCTTTGACCACTCATTGACCATCTCTTGATTGACCCCGTAAACCTTGTTGCCAAGAATTGGAACCTCAACGACTGGCTGAGAGACGCTTTGCGGCTCGACGCTAAACTCTGTCTCTCTCTCTTTCTTTGTCTCTGTCTCTGTCTCTCTCTCTGTCTCTAGTAGATCATCTTGATCTCTTGCTGATATCACGCTGATATCATCTTGTTCCAGCCAGTGAGACAGCTTGATAAGTGATACTTCAGTATCCTTTTCTGTCATTCTGAGCCGAAAAGCTAACTTTTTGATGTCTGGCAAGCAGCCGTCAAACTCACTGGCGATGAGCCAGATCATGACCAGCACTTTGGCCGACTTTGGGTCTAGCTCGTGCCACTCAATGTCGTCAAGAATCTCCCTGTACAGCTTGATCCATGGTGGACGACGATCCTTAAAGTGTTGGAACTGCGACCAATTTTTGATCTTCATAAAAACCCCAAAAAAAAGGGGCTACACCTGCTGTCTCGCTCTTTCGAGCGTTGGCGGACTGGCGTAGTACCAGCAGACAGCATGTGTAACCCCACTACGAAAACGCCGCCAAGCGTCATAGGTCGAAATCATATCACCCAAATAAATCAGGGCGCAAGTCCTTACGTGTCACCAGACCCCCTGTAGCGTCCTCTATGGCCCTTGCCAGCACTGGGCTGGGTTGACGCTTGAAGTTGATCAGCTTGGACATCCACTCGACACTGATCCCAAGATGCAGTGCCATCTCAATCTTTGCGCCACGAGGCTCTTCGGAAAAGTACTGTTGAAGGTTCATGCCGCTGATTGTACATTGAACGCACGATTCAACAAGACCACACAAAACAGTCCAGTATTCTTGCACAAGAAGTTCAAGCTGTGGTGTAATGCAGCTACGCCATGTGGCGGGTTATTTGAAAGACAACATGACGAAAGTTAAAGAAGCACACATGCAGGCCTTCCCGTTTATCGAGCCTGAAAAGGACGACAACATCAAGGCCTATCACTCTGGCATGACCATGCGCGATGAGTTCGCCAAAGCAGCTATGCAAGGTATGTTTGCATCTGACACTAAGGGCTGGAATGAAGAAGGCGATTGGCATTCCCGTGCTGAAGCTGCCTACGCCATGGCGGACGCCATGCTCGTGGAGAGAGAAGAATGCTAACCCCAATCAAATGTTTATGGTTCAACAGTCGCAACATTGTTGGCATCGTTATGGCCGAGGACGAACTCGGTGAAATCTTTTACATGATTGGAGCGGGTAATGGACTCAACGAGAACATTGATGTCAACCTCATCACTTCATTCGGGGCGCAGTTCCCCGCACCCATTGGTGACCTACTCTTTGGACGAGGAGTACCAGCAGTGGCTAAACGACCCCCAAGCGCAAAGCGAGTATCAACAGTGGCTAAGAAAGGAACCCCAGCAAAGAAAGCAACTACCAAGTCCCCTAGAAAGTCGTGAAAGTAATTAAATTTTTTGGAGAAAAAGCATGAGTAATTTTTTTGTTGAAAGCACAGGAAATAAAGATTTCAAGATGGTTCCTTCGGGCAGTCATCTTGCCCGTTGCTACCGCATCGTTGATGTGGGCACGCAAGCAACTGAGTGGCAAGGCCAGCAGAAGTTTCTGCGCAAGGTCATGGTCGGCTGGGAGGTACACGGCGAGGAGGAAGACGGCACGCCGCTGTTGACTGAAGAGGGTGAACCGCTGGCGATGTTCAAGAACTACACCCTGTCGTGGAGTGAGAACGCCAACCTGCGCAAAGACCTGCAAGGCTGGCGCGGAACACCATGGACGGATGCGGAGGCCAATCGCTTTGACCTGAAGAACATTCTGGGTCAGTGGTGCATGTTGAATGTCATCCACGCTGAAGGCAAGAACAACAAGATGTATGCGAATGTGGCTGGCATATCGCCCGTGCCCGGCATCATCAAGAAGTCTGGCCTTCCCGTAGGCGTCAACGTGCTCCAGATGTTCCGCTTGGCCGAGCCTGATTGGGCGATGTTTGAGACCTTCTCCAAGGGCTTGAAGAGCAAGATCGAAGCATCCCCTGAGTTCAAGTCTCTGAAGAAGCAACCAGCGGCTCCTAAAGCCTCTGCGCCAGACAGCGGGTTTGATGACATGGACTCGGATATTCCTTTTTAGACCATGCAAATAGATCTCTTCAATGCATCAGAAAAAGGTCATGCCGCTGCAAAAGCATCGGCTGACCGCGCTGACCGTGAGATTGACGAATGGACTGAAAAGGCGGTGGCTTTGTTTGCAGATTATGCAAAACAGGCACCGTTTCCATTCCTCACGGAAGATGCTCGGGAATTTGCCGAGTTTTGCGGCCTTCCCAGCCCTCCAGACGGACGGGCTTGGGGGCACATAGCCAAGCGCTGCCAAAGGGCTGGGCTTATTGTTTCTACTGGCTTTGGTTCTGCCAAGTCATCCAACGGATCAGCCAAAGTTTTATGGAAAGCAAAAACATCATGATTGCAGCAAGACCATCAGAATCGAACCACTGGTACACCAAGGACGGGGCACCTGCCTACTCCGTGACCGCAAAGAACGGTGAGCAGCGTTCTACGACCCTCAGAGACGCCAAAAAGATGGGGCTGCTACCCTCGGTCACCACCATCATGAAAGCCGCTGCAAGCCCCGGTTTAGAGGCTTGGAAGATGAACCAGATGATGCTGGCCGCTCTTACCCTCCCACGGGGTGAGGACGAAGGCGAGGAATCGTTCATCAAGCGCATTCAGTCTGACTCAAAGGACCAAGCCCGAAAAGCCGCAGAGCGTGGCACTGAAGTTCATTCGGCCATTGAGCGGTTCTATGAGGGGCACATCCATGCCGACAGCCTGCCGTACCTTGAGGCGGTCTACAAGTCCGTCAATGAGGCGTTTGGCGACCTGAACTGGGCTGTTGAAAAGTCGTTTGCTCAAACCTCATCATCTGCTGGCTACGCAGGCAAGATTGACATGCACAGCTTGGACGGTGACGGCGTGGTGATCGACTTTAAGACCAAGGAGTTTACCAAGGACTCACTGGAAAAGGTTGTGGGCTTTGACGAGAACGTCATGCAGCTTGCAGCCTACAGAACAGGCTTGGCCTTGCCCAAAGCCCGTTGCGCAAACGTCTTTGTCTCGGTCACTGAGCCGGGGCTTGTCGTGGTCAAGGAGTGGACGCAAGACGAACTGTGGCGTGGCTGGTCAATGTTCGATGCACTCAAGACTTTCTATTACGCCAAGACACAACTTTAAGGAGCCATCATGTTTATCTCAAAATACGAGAAAGAAGCGCTTCAGCAAAAGGTGGAAAACCTGTCGCTGCTTGTGGCTCAAACCTCAGACCGCGCCCACAAATCTGAAGAAAAAATATTAGAACTGTCTTTGAAACTTTTAAGCATTGAAGAGGCGCAGAGTCAGCAACGGTCAATGGTTGCGGAAGTTGTTGAAGATTTTCAAGATATAGATGGCTTGAGCGATGAAATCATTGCAAAGATTACAACCTGCGACTCAAGACTTGAATCGTTGGAAAATTATTTTTCATCACGCTATCGTCATTGTGATGAAGTGGACAAAGAGTTGAAGTTTTTGTCTAACGCAAGCAGAAATGCAGTTACAGATATTCTTAGCCTTGATAAAAGATTTGTTAATTTTGTTGAATCGCAAAAAGACAACAGCACAAAAATTAAAGAGGACATAAAAGTGCTGGCTAATGAACAAAAGATGAAGGGCGCAAAAATTCTTTTTGTTGAAAAAAGTTTAGAAGTTACAAGAGCCGTTCTTTTTGGATTAAAAAAAGAAGTAATGACCAACAAGAAAGATTTTCATAATCTTTGCAAAGTTGCTATCACCCGTGATGAGCCTGTTTTTGTCTTTGATAGCGGACAAGATTTGCTTAATAAGGTTGTCAGTAAAGTCAAAAGAAGTTACCCCACAAAAGGCATCAAGCTCGGACCATTGGTCAAAACGCCTGAAGCCCCTTGGGGCGTAAAGAAAGACGGCGGACCAAGAAGGCGTCCCGGTCGCCCACCAAAAATAACCAACAAGCAATCATGAACAACCCTTACTTAACTAAAAAAGAGATTGTCAAGACCTTCCTCAGCAAGATCGCTGTCCATCTTGATGAGAATCACGAGTTCTCACCAGAGGATCTGGAGAAGATTGCCACAGGCTTCATCATGGAAGCAATGCCCATGATCGTTAAAACAGAACGACACATGTGCATCGACTTTGTGAAAAGCCTCAACACCTTCGTTGGTCAAAAGCTGGAAGAAAAGCGCGGCCACCTGTAAAAAAAATCCCCCCAATTACGGGGGGTTCAAATCTCATGGCAACGAGATCAGGGTCGAGCGTATCGGAAGGCAGGCCGCTGTGCTGCCAACAACTCTTCTGGCGTTGGCTCAGGCACATCAGAGTTTTTTGGCATCGCTTTGATTTTGTCGTAAAGATACAGAGACAAAGGCGAAGCGGTTGCCAAAGCTGCTCCGAGCGCTTTCGCCATCGGATTGGGCACCAAAGCCAGACCACCACCAGCGACACCCATGCCAGCCATAACTTGGCCGGGCAGATCGCCTGCGGCCTGACGCTTCATGTACTCTTGACCAGACTCAGCAATACCTAAGCCGCCAAGAGCGCCAGAGACGCCCGGAGCGTTCAACACAGCACCAACGCCTGTTTTGAGTCCCTGACCCACCTTTGCAAGATTGCTGGGCTGTGGGGGTGGCTGTGGAGGTGCCTGCGGTGGCATCGGTGTGCTCGGAATTGGCTGTGAAGGCGGCAACTGAGACAGGCCACCGGGTGCGGTTGGGTTTTGCACGTAAGTTGCCCGTGGGCCACGGCCACCGCCTTGGTCTGGCGTCATGATGCCACCAAATCGTGGGTTCTCAACATAACCGCCACCCAATTGCTGAACCCTTTGCAGACCTTCGCGGCGCTGCGAAGTTAAGTCGTGGACGCCACCAGTTTGCTTGGTCATGTCCAAAGCGCGGCCTGCTTCAATGTCCGTTAAGCCAAACTTTTTGCCGTAATTGGCAGTGGCAGACCCACCCATCTGCTGAAGGGGGCTTGCAGGCCCTCCAACGGGGCCAGCAGGGCCTCCAGCGACTGGCGTGGGCATAACCCTAGTCTGAGCAGGCGAAGGCGCTCCACCGCCCGTTCCTTCACGGAATAACTGGTCAAAAGCACCCAGCGCTTGCGTTGGCGCTCTGCGCGGTTCAGGAGGAGCACTAAACCCAGCGCTGGGCATCGTAGGGGCTGGAGGCGTTGCCATCTTGCGAACTCCAGTGTCCAGCATCTGTGCTGCCTTCTTGCCGCCGTATGCACCCAACAGGTCAAGCAAATACCTGTCTTCAACTGGGATGTTCAAGTCCTTGATGCTTGTCTCAGACAGAGGCTTTTTGTCTGCGCCCTTTGCCTCAGACTTCTTAGCTTCAGTTTCTTCTTTGTCTTTTTGGATGTAGGCCTGCTTAAAGATCGGGTCCAAATCCTCAAGGCTAACTTCTTTTTTTTCTTCCATGATTACCTCGACCCAGTTGGTGAAAAGTCTTTTTCCAGCTTCTCAAAATATGGCGTGTACTGATTCAAAATTTTGCGTCCTTCAGTGTTCCAGAACTGACGGGTAGGTTGCTTACCCTTGGTGCCATCCAGCCAAGAGTTGTAGGAGTTCACTATCGCATCGTTTTGTCTGTTGACAAGAACGCCGTGCAAAGACCAGTACTTGATCAGTTGGGCACCATCTTCTGGACGAGCCATTGGCGACCTCATTGCAATTGCATCAACGTTTGAAATCTGTGGGCCAAGTGCGCTTTTTGCGAGTGCAGCTCGGGTAAAGAATTCCTGATCCAACAACTGCGCAACTCGACGTGCAACCTGCTGCTCTGATGGGCTGAGCTTGGCCTTTTCGAGAAAGGTTGTTACAGGCAAAGAAACTGAGTAGTTACCAACCTGTATGCCTTGTTGTGCAGCGGAGGCTGCACCAGCAACAAGCCCCTGTTGGTTCATCAGGCCAACAACTCTTGGGTTTTGGTTGATGATGTTGACCAGCTCGGTAAGTCGCTGATTTGAGGCAATGGTTGTCTCTGGGCCAGCACTCTTCATCAACACAGCCATGGTATCTTGCGCAGGCCTATCAGCAAGCGATAACCGCTCCAAAATAGTTTTATTCTGATCAGCTAAGGGCAAGCCAGAAAGGTCACTCACAGGTTCGGCAGGCTGTGATGCAGCCTGTGGCGCGGGTTGAGGCGGTCTTGCGGCAGGCGGCTGACCCTGCGCTGCTGGTGCTGCTAAGGGTGCTGGCGCTGCCGATGGGGCTGCTGTAGCAGCAGGCATAGGCATTTTCTGTGTGATTGACTGTACGTGAGCTTTAAGCGCTGATGGGTTTCCCGTTTTAATCGCTTCTTCTGAAAGTTTTTCAATGATTGCAGCTTGTCTGGCTGTACCCATAAATCGAACATCACCAAGCAAAGGCACATTAATCTCTTGAAGTGCCCCACCAGCGGACGGCAAGTTGACATCAGTTCTGCGACCCTCAAAGTTTTGCTTATAGAACTCCTTGCCTTTGCCCTGAGCAGATGCTGCGTTGAAGTCACGCAACTCAGTGGGAGTCATATTGATAAACAAAGGCTTACCATCAACCACAATCTCGGATGGCTCTTGTTTGCCTACACGCAAATCAGCAATTGGTTTTGGACCACCCGGAGCGTCCATGTCGATGATGAAGTTTTCGTTGGTTTTATAACGGTCTCGATCTTGAGAAATCATGTCTTGCAAGATTTTGGCTCTTGCAGCCCCTCCGGGCATACTGGCAAGCCGCGCAATATCCTCAGACGTAATTGGTCGACCTTGAGCAACCGTCGAAGGGGCTGCTGCATTGGAGCCAGCAGAAGGTGTCACGTTTGTCTCACCTGAGGTTGTTACCGCACCTAAAGCTGGTGGAGTTGCGGATGGTCGATTG